TCAATCTTGATTTGGTATTTGTTTTTAATTCCATGGCCGTGAAGCCTGCTGTGGGAAATGTTCCTGCCATTATATTAACCTCGGTCTTCCTCTCTCTGTTAATCCTCTGTTTACTAAACTAATTATCAGATCTTGTCTGGTCTGTAATAATTCATCAAAACCTCGAGCATCCACAGTTGATATGTTAAAGTTTATTGTTGTGCCACCCGCACCCTCTTCAAACCTGTTGTTTGGTGTGATCGATCCTGTGGTATTGGGTGTGAACAGTTCTGGTCCTTTTTCTCCAACCACATAACTCTGTCCTGCTGCAACAGCACCACCAATCTCTCTACCCTGATACTGTGTCGAACGTATTGCATTGATCTGTGATGCCACATATCCAGCAGCACCTGCCGCAAATAGAGCACCCACGATAGGACCGCCAATTTTATTACCTGTTGCAAATGCACCTAAAACGGCAGATTTACCTGCAATCAATGCCTCTGCAATCTGTAATGCCTTGTATGCCTGGAATGCTTTTTTGTTCTGTGAAGCGGCCTGTCTCAAAAGGTCTGATCCTGCAGCAATTACCAATTGTTTCTTTTCTTCCTCTGTCTTACCAGTCAGATCTATGTCTGCGGCCTTACCAGATTTGATCAGTTCAATGTCTTTTTGTTGCATGGCCTTTCGTGCCTCGGCCTCTTTCTTGTAAATTTCTGTTCTTTCTTTGGCAGCCTCTTCCTCAACTTTGGTAATCAAATCTGTGTATTTTTGATATCCATCAAGATCAGTCATTCGTAATTTTTCTAGACGTGCAATTCGCTCCTGCTCTAATCTTATATTTTTTTGTAGAGCATCTTCGCCCAATGTGCCCAATGATTCAATAAATTTTTCTTCTTTTTGCAACAATGCCTGACGTGCAGCTTCTCTTTCTTTTTCCTCTTTGTTTTTGATCTCTTCGGGAGTCTTGATGATCATGGCATCCTCTATGGCACCTGCCGCTTCTTTTAATTTGTTGATTTTTGCTTGATCCACGACACTGTCAATTTTTTCAGACAACGACTCGGCCGCTTTTTCTGCCACAAATAGACCAGCCACAAAAGATCCCAATCCGATTCCAATTTTTATGAATGGATTTTTAAGCATTGAGGCGTTCAAAATATTCATGGCCACTGCTGATGCTTGTATTGCACTGGCCAGTCTTAAGAAATATGCCGCAAGTTTCAATGCAATAATGAACTGCATTACTTTTAACACTGCGTCTGAATTGTCTTTTAAAAATTTGATTGCTTCGCCCGAGGCAGTCACTGCCCTTGCAAGACCGATACCCAATGCCCTTGCATATGTGTCAATCTGGTCTGCATTTTGTTCTAAAAATGTGTTAAGGTTACCAAATGATCTGGTCAACTCGTCAACAAACTCTTGACCAACAACCCTTTGGAAGTTGAATAGTTTATCACCAAGCATTGACACAACACCATCAAAGGTCTGTGCTAATGATTGTGCCGCATTACCAAATCGTCCACCTGGACCAAACACTCTTTCCAATGCCTCGGCTGTTTCTTCCGCCGTGACTTTGGCACCCTGTTTAAATCCTAGTAATGCTGTTATGCCTTTTTCTCTTAATAAATCTGCAGCACCTATACCGCCCGATAATGCTCTCTGTAATTGCTCACCGGCAGATTGGAAGTCCAAACCAGAAACTGCCGCAATGTTACCAGCAAGTTCTAAGTTTTTACCCAATTCGCTGGCATCTTCGGAAACAACTGCCAAGTTACCCGAGGCCGCCGCAATCTGATCCAACGAGAATGGCACTGTTGACGCAAACTGACTTAATGTCTCAAATGCTTTTGCACCCTCTGTGGCACTGCCAAATAAAAATTTGAATTTTAATCTTAAATTTTCAACAGAACGTCCTGTGTCGATAAAACCTTTTAATGCTTTACCAACTCCAATTGCAGCCAATGCACCGGCCGCCGCTCTGGCCGCGGTACCTAAACCGCCAAGACCTTTTTCGGCCGATCTTACTTTATTGCCCAGGTTATCAAGATTTCTTTCGCCCTTGACACCTACTACAATATCCAAGTTCTGTTTAACGCTTGCCATACTTGTGTCTCACACCTTTCATTTGTTTGTTGGCCTGTTTGGTTTCATATTTCAAGTATGCTAGCCAAAGGTCAATCTCCAACGTCGATAATTGCATCACTTTTTCGATTGGCATCTTAAGCCGATCGGCCAACATAATGAGCAACCTTAATTCGCCGTTGGTTTCTACTCCTTTTCCAAATCAACAGGATCTGGTCTGGCACTGGCATTATTGATAACACCACATACTCGCGTGATCACAGCAGGATCGGCTTCATTCATCAGATTGATTTCATCCACATCTGAGAATATCCTTCTCCCATCCTTGTCTCTGGCCTTTACAACAAGACTTTTGACAAGTGCTTCTACCACTTTACCTTGGGTTTGAAGTTCTATTATCTTTGACTCGTCCTGGAACGAATATGTCTTTCTATAATAGATGTCCATTTCCCATTCTGGTACATTTATTTTTTGCAAACCACCACCAATTGCTCTCTGGTAATGTTTTGCGATTTTTGCTGTTGCTGACATTATACTTTTCTCCTTCGTTTAAGTTTATTAGCAACCTCCTTGACGGCAGGTCGAACTATGCCATCAGGGGCTTTTTTTGAGTATCCTGCGTCTAGACTTGCAATATATGGAGTTTTGTTTGATACATTGTATTCAAACCTGTCTCTCTGTCTATATCGCCAATTTTGTCTAGCTCGACCCGATCGTTTCGGGGTAAACCTTTTTACTTCCGTATAAAGATCCCGGGATACCTGGCGCACTATATCTGCTACGGCATTTGCTAGCTGATTAGTGACCGTTTGTGCCGATGGTCGTGCTTTTATAAAAAACATTATAACTCTGTTCTTGTAAGCGCACCATCACCTTGGAAAGTTACTGAACATTCTACCATACCGTCAAAGTTGCTGGTAATAGAATGTCCTGTGATTATAACATTTCCAGATAGTTTGATACCAGTATCTGTGCCTGACGGATATAATTCGATCGCTGTAGATCCTGTACCCGCAGTCAAAGCATCAGCATTACCGCCAATTGCTCTAAATAAATCAATTTGACCAGTATTGTCATCTCTTAAATAGAGATCCATTGTGCCGGAAAATTGTTTTAATCCTGGTTCATATGTTCTTGCACCAGATCCCATAGTTGTAGATTCGATTGTTTGTGTTTCCTGATCGATTGTGAACGATCTGACACTACCAACTAAACCAACTGTAGAATCTTCGGCTGTGAATTTGATCACTCCAGATTCACCTGTGTACACACCTGTATTAACTGCCATTGTGTTACTCCTTGTTTGTTGTTAGATCTTCGGGACCATCTAGATCTGGTTTGATTATATCAACTTCATTAACAATCACTTTTTCTTTTGGTGATTTTTTTGGAGTTGATTTTGTTTTGGATGGTTCAAAGGTCCAACCATCTTTCAAATGTGCTTCGACACTTAGGCCTCGCACCATTCTGAAACTTTTATCTTTGTACATTTTAACTGCCATTATAGGACTCCTTTCTTGTATCTGTATGTTACCAATAATGTGACCACGACTTCTGCAAGTGGTGGTTCTCTTTCGACCACTTCTATCTGTGATATGTCTGTTGTGACTGCATGTATGTTGCTGTTCGAAAGTGTGATGTCTCTGTCAGAACTTATTTCTAGCACCTCTTCTATTGCTTCTACAATCTGATTACGCAGTGTGTCCAACTCATTACCACGTAGATAACATCTAAGGTTTATGTTTAATTCTGCCTCTCGTTCGCCCACTGATATGTCGCTCCTGACCTCGTTGCTGGTCACAATCAGTATTGCAGGAAATTGTGTGATCGCCAGTTTTTGTATATCAAAAAAATTACGTGACACCAATCCCGGAGTGGGTTCTTGCATGTTACGCAATTGTGATTCTATGTTTTTTACTATGTTTTCTCGTGCACTCATTAACGCTGTAACCTACCATTGTAGAAAGAAACCTTCTCATCGTCCGAATAAGTGCCAGACGAGTCAAGATCGTATTGAACTCCATCACGTAAAATTAAATCTAGTTCTTCCTCAAATTTAGCTTTGTAATATGATAATTTTTCTCTAAAAACATCTCCCTCTGGATCAAATGTTGATAATTTGGGATAGATGTAGTAAGCTAATACATGATAAACTGCAGCACGCTTGAACTGTGCCGGATTTAATCTACCTGGGCTTATTCTTTGATTTCCACCTACAACAGATAGATTATAACGTCCAAAATCGGCTGTCGGAAACCAACGAATTTGAAGCAGACGAATGATGTCGTCATATGTCTTTTCGTGGTCCGCGGTAAATTCTTGGATACCAAAATTTTTGATTGATGGTTCGTAGTCTAAAATATCGTTGTCGTTAGCGAATGTCGCCATAAAAAAGGTCCTTCCTTTACTAATTTGTTAAGTCCGTCTTAACAACACTATTTAGTGATTTTTTGTAGAAACATGGTGGGATGTATGACAGGCAGTCTGATGTCGGGTTGGTGTGTGTGCACAACAAATATTGGATTCCTTTTTGCTATTTTTTCCACCAATAAAATCATTGTGTTTGTGTATTTTCTATCGCCTATGTTGTTGTATTTGAACACACTTTTGTCTGTCAAACCCCAATCACAACCTATCAAGAATATGGGTTCTGGACTTGAATGTGTGGCCAACAACAATGCCATTATGCCACTGTTGGTGTTTGTCAATAATGGATCAACCACTGGTTTCCATGTTGGCAGAAATGCAAATTCTGCACGTGTAAAATACTCAATTGACGGATCTATTTTGACACGGTCTATGACATGTTTGTCATATGCACACACATAGTGCACTGGTCTTTTATATTGTATGTAATTACAACCAATCTCTAGTTCCTGTGGCGGTAATGAATTGACTAATAAATCCTGTGATGGACCATTAAACCATACAATTGTCATATCATTATTTAATTGAATAAAAAAAAGGGGCGATATTTCTATCGCCCCAATACATGTTTATTGCAAAACTATTTATTAGTTGATTTGGTTATCACCGATTACTTGCACACCGTAAGATGTGTGTAATTCTTTAACACCAAATACAGAAGTTGCAACAACTTCGTCTGCTCTCGCTGATTCGTCTCTTTGAGTTGCGATTTTTAGCGGAGTTTGGATAGCAATACCAAGTGCATCTCTAGAGAATACACCGTTGATTACTAAACCAGCTGAAGTTTGAGCGATATTTGCAGATTCGTAGATGTCGATACCTGCTATTCTACCGATGAAGCCTTCTGTCATTGCTTGGTTAACAACATTAGTAGCATTAGGATTAACAAAAGTGTTAGTTAATGTTTTCTTAACGTTGTAAATTGATTGTGGGCTAAACACCCCCATATATGGTCCAGGAACAGAATTTGCTCTTAAAGTTGCTGCCGCTTGGAAAAGTGACTCAACTGTAACTTCGTTCTTACCTGATCCGATTGTGTTATCAAACTGTGCAAATAATGCAGTCAAGTCTAAATCGTGTTTTCTTGCGATTGCTTCACCAAATAATTTACCTAAGTCTGCGATAACGTTAGATGTTGATGTTGTTCTTGCTAAGTCTGATACTGTAGCCATGATACCAATTTCACCCAAAGTGATGTCTTTCTTTGTAGTAGAAACTGCTACGTCTCCGGCACCACTGTCTAAGTCTGTGCCTTCCGCAACTGCTATAGCCGTTTGTGTTCCGTAGATTGGTACTTGTAGGACTTTGCCCGAGTTTGCCGGTACTGTGTAATTTCTTACAAGGTTCGGCATGATTGACGACTCAGATGCAACAAATAATGCTTCTTGCACTATCGGCGCAATTAAATCGTCTAGTGTTGTTGTTAAAGTATCTGCAGCCATGTGACTGATCTCCTTTTGTATTAGTTAATATTAACTTATACCAAGTTTTCTTCTTTGCTCGGCATAAATTTTTCTATGCTCTGGATTTTTCATGTCCAGTTTACTAATATCAACCTGTGCACCTTTGTAATCAGTGTTTGATTTAGATCCGCCTCCGGGTGTGCCCGCTGCAACAAAATGAGAATTAGCCGAAAGGAACTCTGATACTAACTCATTTATTGTCATTGGATCACCGCTTTCGGTGTATCTAGTTTGACCTGTCTTTGGATCAACAACTTCTGCCTCGCCTGTCTCAGATAACTTAACTGCATTCCTCACAAGTTGTGACACTTGTTCTGGGTTTATTGCTCGTAATGTAGAAGCCGCATTTATCAATGCCCCATCCACCTTTATCTTTGTCAGCTCTGACGTTAAAGAAGTTATCTTGCTGTTAAATTTTTCAGCATTTTCCTTTAACAGTTTTTCAAACTCTGACTTTTCTTTGGCTTTAGAAAGTCTTTCACTTTCTTCCTTTTCCAAAAGAGTTTTATAGTGCTCAACATCTATTCCATCAAACTTTTTCAAAACACGTTGTTCGCCGCTAAGTCTAGCGCCTTTCATTGCATCTCGAAATTGTTTTTCGGTATAAACTGGTTGATTATCAGTTCCCTGCGTTTCATTGTTTTTAGAGTCTTCCGTAACAGTTGCAGTGGTCTGTTCATTAATGACTTCCGATGTATTATCACTCATCGTTGTGTTTCCTCCATTATTTTCAAGGTTGAGTTGACCTCGCTCTGATGTATTTATATTGAATTAATAAAACATGTTGTCATTAGGATCTATACCCCATGATTTGTGCCAATCTGTTTTTTTTAACTGTTGTTGTGCTTTTTTGAGTTTGTGTAAATTTTGTATGAATATTAGAGGACATTTCCCAAAGGAAAAAGACACACCTTTATGTAGACCGTTATTGTCAGGATGGTCAAACAACACAGCATAATCAGGATTGTTCTCATGGGCTCTTTCACAGATTTTAGATAGCTTGTTTTCTGTTATGGGGTATTGGACATAGATGATGATAATATCCAGATTAAAAATATTAAAAACAGAAGTACAGTGATTGATCTGACCCAAAAGGTCACTCTTTCCATGCACCAC